TTGCTAACTGGAGCTCAGGCTCTAAATTAACAACGTAATAAACTCTACAGAGACCGTCAGTTCGCATTCGTTTTGTCTTAAAAATACCGTCAGCATCAATGGCTTTGATTTGTTTGCGATAGAACATGTAATTAGTAATGTCCTTTACTAGAGTTTTTACTGAATTGATTAATTCAATTGGATTAATTAAGGTTGGTAGTCCCATATTTAAAAGTATTCTTTTAGTCGGTCAATCATTTCTGGATTCTTTTGCAATACTGCTTCTCTTAGCATTTTACGAGCCTTTCTGATCTTGGTTTTAACCGTGTTCAGATTCATATCGTACTTTTCAGCAATTTCATTGCCTCGCATGTGATGCATCTCTTTGTCTATTAAAATCGACTTTTCAATACAGTCTGGCAAGCCAGTAAGTTCAGTTTGCGTCATACCGTACAAATCGTCCATGTAAATTTCTTTTTGAAAGGTGTACAGAGAGTCATCCGGTATATTCAAAGGTTTTGTTAAGTTATCAAGACTTTGAGCGAATTGAACCTTTAACTTGTGTTGGTGTAACAGAGCTTCGTTCTTAGCAATCGTGTAAATCCACGTTGTGAAGCGATAAGAATCGCTATATGAAATAAGGCCCTTAAATATCTTAAACAGAGTATTATGCAGAACTTCTTCAGTTTCATCCGGGTCATTAAAGAACTTCCAAATGAAGAATTTTAATTTTGGATACATGATTGAGGCTAACCTATTTCTATCCCTTTCGGTATAGTTGCCGCTCTTTATTATTGCAGCAAGGCTTTGCATTTCGTCGTTTAATTGTTTGTTAATCAGGTCGTAAGCGCTCATTAATATATTTTTAGTTAAAATGTTTAGGGTTTTCAGATTTCCATTTTTCGTAGCGTTCAGTAATTTGGATAAGGATTTTATTTCTTACAATGTCCTCATCCTTAAAGGTATGAATGCCTAAGTTATTAATTCCTTCCAATAGTTTAATGAATTCCGGTAAAGCTACTTTACTCTTTGCGATGTCATACTGGCTAACATCTCCGCAAATTAACACCTTAGAGTCCTTCCCCATACGGGTTATGAACAACATAAGCTGTTTAAAATCAGCATTTTGAGCTTCATCTAGAATCATTAAGCAATTATCAAAAGTTGCGCCTCTCATGTAGGCAAGAGGTCTAAACTCAATAACTCCCATTGCTTCAAGCCAACCAACACTATTTGGATCATGTAGTAATTTTACCAAATTTGAACGATAACTTTCCATAAACGGATCGATTTTATCCTTGATTTCACCAGGTAAGAATCCAAGTTTTTCACCAGACTCTTGAATAGGCTTTGATAAAATAATCTTTTTTATTTTTCCTGACATGTATAGCTTTAAGGCAGCTAGACATGCGGTGAATGTTTTACTTGTACCGGCTGGGCCGTAGCAAAAGGTTATGTCATTAGTCATGATCTTTTGGCAGTAACTCTCCTGCGAAGGTTTAAGATTAACGTTGCGCAAATCCTTTTCTGTGACCTCCAATTTTGGAGTTTGAGATTTTCTCTTAACTTGTTTTTCTGGCATTTGATTTTGTTTTTTTAGCGGGTTCATTGATTTTTAACAGTAAATTTTGGCAGTTCGCACAAGACTCATAGTCTTCGATCTGCTTATAGAAATTAATTGCCTTGTCTAGGCAAATAGACCAATCCGCTTGGCTGGCAACTACATCAATTTCTTCGTCGAATATTATCAACTTTTTGATGTAAATTTGATGAGACTTCTTTTTCATGGCTAAAGTGATTGATTTTACAATCGTATCGAAGATCGCCTTTTTATTTTTTTCGTAATCGAAATCTAGTAATTCGTCAGTTTTCATAGAATTTTATTAAGTATTATTTCCGTAAAAATGGCCAAGTAGTCTCTTGTACTCATCAACCGAGTTTTCGTCAAATCGTTTAGTTGCTCCAGGTCTTTTTATTTCCGGAGTACGATTTAGGTCTCTTAGTGTGTCATGATTGAATCCTGAATCATGGCCAACGTATGCCTCGCCCAGGAACTGCGCATAGACTTTTTGAAGGTAGTCTGATTCAAGTCTATCCAATTCGTCATTGACTATCTCCCAAAAATTAGGTGATTCAAAAAAGGCTGCGGTTGATACGCATGTCATTGCCAAATCGTCATTGCCGTTTTGACTTCGATAGGTACCGTTACCCGCTTTACCGAAAGATCCAAGCTCGTGTACAGTTTTAAACTCATTAGGCAGAATTTTGTTAACTGCAGTCAAGTACTTGAAACGCTCGCAATACTTAGTCTTATTAGACTCAGTCATCTTTAGTCCAGGCTTCCAATTAGTAGAAGAGGTCATGTGTTTTGAATGTATTAATTGACCGGGCCAAAAGAGCTCGTTCTGTTGAATTTTGTCCATTACATAATCGCCCTTATGGTCAAGCTCAATTAAGAGCCTAACTTTTTCTGGATTGAATACTTTATACGTCAAGTACTCAAGAACATTGCTAAACTCGTTGATATCCTTTGTATTGCTTCTAAACGAAGCGACCTGCACAAGTCCAAAAAAGTCTCCCTCGTTCTTGATGAAGTCTTTCACTTGTTCTAGCATCTTAAGAGGTAACGCTGTGAATTTAAAAATATTAATGACCGAATAGTCACGTCCAACACCTGATGCAGTATCTATTGAGAATACGTAGGTGTTGCCATCGTTTCTAATGTCATCAGGTGTGAATTTGTTGAAGTTTGGATGAACTACTAGGCCGGCTAATAGGTCTAAATTCTCTGGAGTTTGAGCCCATTCTGGGACCTCGTAGGTAGTGCGGAATGAAAAGACCTTTTTTAAGTCTTTTGAAGGCAGTAGTAACTTATCTGATGAAAAGAACTGAAGTCCATATTCCTGATTAAAGTCTTCCTCAGAACCTAAGTTGGCAATCGTCATCTTCTTCCATTCCTCATCTCTGCCTGGAACCTGCCACCAGTCAACTCTCAACGGCACGTATGTATTTAGGCTGTTGATTGCATCCATGTAGATTTCATAGAATCGGTTCATTCCATTCGGGGTTGAGGTTATGATTACCTTTGAATTGGTCGAGGCTGAGATCGTAGGATAGATTGCTCGATAAAAGAAGTCTAGGTAAGATGGGTTAATGTGAGCGAACTCATCAATGTACAGTACGTGAATTGTAAAACCAATACCTGTATTTTTGGTGGTGGTACGACCAATTAAACGACAGCCGTTATCGAACTTAAGCGACATTACGTTGTTTGAAATACAACCAGGTTTAAGAAAGAACGGTAGGTTCTCCAACACGGATTTGATCTTGTCTAGTACCTCTTTAGTGGTTGAGGCAACGTTAGCAACAGCTAATACGTTTTTATCAGTATGGAATACTAGGTACCATGCAATGAACACGCCCGACATAACGGTCTTACCAATCTGTCGTGATGCCATTAGGCAATTGAATCGGCTATTCTTGAAAGACCGGATAATCTCTTCTTGGTAATCTCTTAGTGTGATTTGTTGGATTCCATCCTCTGTCATTACTTGAGCGTAGTTTGACGCGAAGTAGACTGGATCGTGCTTGCAACGCTTAATCTCCTCAAGCTCTTCCGGTGTGTACTCAAAAACAATATTTGCTTTCTTCCACACTGGGTCATTATCTTTGAATGGCGAGTTTTTGATGGTCTTGATATCAATCATACCATTCTCAAAGTCATCTAGAAGTTTTTGAACCTTCTCTGTCGTCCAAATTGCACTGTTCTCCTGATCTAGATTGGAGAGTTTCATTTGGGTTCGACCTCCGCTGTTTGCTATAAAGTCTCTCATATTAATGAGTTAACGTCATCTAAGAAGTCTATGGTATCATCATCCTGTATCACAGCGTTTGAAATTCCGCGTTGAGCCATAACCTCTACTTTTTTGGATGGGTGAGTTAAGTGTCTGGTGTCAGACAGGTCCTCCTCAAACTCGATTGCGTCAATCTCTTTTATTAGATTTTTTGTGCCGGCTGTTATGTAATAGTCGGTTGTGCTTGTCGGTAGAGACCGTTGAGATGATTCTGGATTGGTATCACGTTGAGTGATTTCCTGATTCATCTTACGATAGGTATCCTCTAGGAATAGCATATAGTTTGCTTGGGTCTTAACGACCGTTGTTAATTTATCCTGCAGTTGCCCAAATACCTCAAATAGTCTGGGATGAGTATTTCCCTGGTTTATCTCCTCTGCAATTTTTTCAATTGCCATTCGGATTGTTTTTAGCTGAAAGAAAATATTTTGAATGCTTGAGTTATCAAGAATCTGTTTCTGCTTAATATAGTCGTGCTTTTCAATGACTCCAAGATCAACATAGAATTTAAGCATTGAGCCCGTTATGTCCTTGGCCTTTTTCTCAAATTCTGAATTCATTTCAACGAAGTCTAACGGTGGAGCCGCTGCAATCTCAGCAAGCTGTTCATCAATATTGTCGTCTTCCGGAGTAGGTCCGCCCGAATAATTTTTGAGCAGATCCTCAAGCTCACTTTTGATTTGTGCCTTTTTTTCTTTTGTGAATACTCCGCTCATTGGATTAATTTAATCTGTTTTCGTTTTTGTCCAGTGCAGGATTTGCAAAAATCTTTATTTGTTTAACGGCTTCAATATGCTCATAAAGATAGGCTTCTAGATAGGCAATGAAAGCGTCCAAAATTGGATTTGCTCCAAACATCTGGTTGGACAGGATCCTTTTCATTAGGGAGTTCTTGTACCTGTACCCTAGGTGAAGGCGATTGTCTTTTCTATTGTACACAACTTGATATAAAGAGTTTCTTATCATAGGACACCGATATTTTTACGAGGTATTTGAGCTTTGATTTGGATATTTAGGGCACCTAACGAAGTGTCAGATAGGCCTTCCGAGTATTGATTACCTTGAGAATCTTTCCAACCTCCTCGGATTACCGGAAACTCATCAAGGCCAATTACGATATCGTTGAATTCGTCCAATCCAACTAGAGTAGTAGAAGATGGATTCGTGATTAGTGCATTTTCATTGGCCTCTCCAATCAGGTTAACGTTCACTGAATCAACGCCATTTAGCTCTTCAATTACCCGGATGAGGTCACTCTTAGGAACTCGGTCCTGTCTCTTTAACCTAATGAAGTAGTTGCCGACCGCATCCGCAATATCTGATTTTATGATATCTGTTGTAATATCATCGAATGCAATAATACTAATATTTAGCACATATCTAGTGATTTTCGGATCAACAATCTTTAGGTCTGACGAAATCATTTTGGTTCCGGATTTCTCAATGTACTTCAATAACTCGTTCTTTTGGAAAGCGGTTAACTTGAAGCTAGAGGTTGCAAGGTTAAAATAGTCGGTTCCATTATTGAACATTTGGGATACGTCCGGTACCAGGAACAGGTTAATCATTCTTGAGTCTAGGATATTACCGCTGGCGTCTTGATCCAAAAAGACTTTAATGGTTGAGAACATTTGTAACTTTTGTAAAAGAATCTCGTAATTGTCTAGGTTAACGAGCGCAAAACTCTTTGAGGCTCTTGGTGCGATTAGTCTGGTTAGGATCGGGTCTTCCGGATCAACACCAAAATTTGGAGGACTTACGGTTATGATCGTAAAGTAGTCTGCCATTGTAATCTCTTCGCCGATTGGAGAGAAGCCCGTATCAAGAAAACTAAATAGTACCTGTTTGGGATCATCCGTTTTAACATTACCTGCGGAACCGTCGGTGGTTAAGTACTCAACGACAATCGTTGCACCGACCGTTGGGACCTTACCGAATGAGCCATTGCCGAAATAGAGGTCCAGCCCGTTGGTTATGCCGGTTTTTGCAATAAAGCCTTTTGCATTTCTAGGAATGTCTAGCAGCGACTCGTACTTTGTCCATTGCTCTCCATTTACATAGACATTGACCAAGAAATTATCGATATAATAATTGTTTGGGGCTCCAAGCTGGTAACTTTCAAAAGCTTGACCCTTTGCGGTGAATGTCTGTGACTCAATTTGACCCTGTCTAATATTGAAGATTACGGTAGTCTCTGCACCGGTTAAGGCAAGCCGAACGTCCTCTTGCACAAGCTCTATGCAATAGAGTAGTCCATTATTTTCACACCTAACCCTAAATAGGTTGTTCAAGATTACCTTTGATGCAGGCGGATTAATATTGGGATTGCGAATCAGCCGGATTTGACCGGTCGCTCCGATTGCTCGGCTTGGATTATGACCGGCAAGGCTCGCCAATGAATAGATTGAAGAGACTCTGCTCGCCTCATTGATATTTAATTCGGTGACAGCATCCTCGATATAGTAAAAAATTAGTTGACTTAAGTTTTCTACAACAATCAAGAGTTGCCCGAATGGAGAAGCTGCCGTAAACACGGATCGGCTCTGTTTGAATTTGTCCTGTAGGAACTGAATGCTTTCGCCAAGTATATCTCTGACTCTTATTTTCAGATTGGTGAACAGCCTTAGGCTTGTATTTGAGTTACTAATGTCTGCCATTTAAAGGGTGACTTATTTTAGGTTATTTATCAGGCGGGTTTAAACTTGTGAGAACTGTGACCATCTATAAATAATGTAGTATAATAACCTTATATGGGGATGCCTGGCTTTGACGTTGACAGTTCAGGTACGCTCGCACGCCGAGGATGATGCTAAGACTCGCTAAAACGTATCGCAATTTTTAAGTGGCAACACTAACTTCTGGAGCCTAGTTAACCAAGGCGTTAACACTCCTGTCGCTGAAGAGCTTTTAGCTGCATAAGTGACCAAGCGGCAACTGCTTGACTAACCCAAAGTTGCAAAACCAGCATGGCGTAGCGGCCAAGTCGAACCGTTACCGACTTTTCTCTCTAAGTCGTTAAGGAATGAGATATTTTGTCCAGTTAGAAAATCGGACCAAGCGTGTGAACGAGGGTGTAGTTGAAGGTTAAACGGACACGGGTTCGATTCCCGTCATCTCCACCGTGACTATTTTGGCACTCGGTCTTATATAAATAAAAAACAAAAGACTGAGTGTCAAATTATGTCAAAACAACACAAATATCATTACATTTATAAGACTACATGCACTGTAACTAGTACATATTACATAGGCATGCACTCCACATCTAATTTGAAGGATGGCTATATTGGGAGTGGCCGTAGATTATGGCTTTCCATTAATAAACACGGAAGAACTAATCACACACTTGAGATTCTTGAATTTTTACCAGACCGAAAGGCTCTTGCTGCAAGGGAAAGAAAATTAGTCAATGAAGATATGCTGTCTGATCCAATGTGCATGAATCTTAGACTAGGTGGAGACGGAGGATTCATAAATGACTCACATCAGATTAAATGCGCGTCAGCTGGTGGACAGCGGACAGCCGCCCTAATCAAGGAAGACCTTGACTACGCGGAGGCTCACTCTCTAAAAATGTCGATTGCAAATAAAAGGGCCTATCTAAACGGTAAGATTGCAAAAACTCCAGACTGGTCCGGTCGATCTCACTCGGCTGAGGCCAAGCAAAAGATTGCAACCGCAAACTCAA